ACCTCAATAGCTCGCAACGGTGTTGACCAGGACGGCGGTGCACATCCGGGCAGGGCTGGTGGCCTTTGCCGCCTGCCAGTCGAATGTAGCCTGAATGCCCTGCGGCCCCGGAATTTCGATCCGCGGGCGCGGCAAATAAACGGCATGCGCGGTGAAGGTGAGGCTCGCGTCCGCCCCGAGACTCCACGAAAACTCCAGCTCGCAAGGATCACCGTTGATCGCCTGCGTCACCAAAGTCTGATCCGCGAAACGCACCTCGATCCGACCGGTCAACGAAGCCATTCCGGGATCGGCGCCATCGATTTTGCCATCGGCACGAATTGTTTCGATCCGATCGAGCCCATTGGAATACGTGACCTCTGCCGAAACGACATTACCCAACGCCGTGCCGTTGCGTTTGATTGATCCGTTGAAATTCCCGAACCGCTGCAGCGCCAGCGCGGTCGGCGTGCCCGCCGCCGAGGCGCTCGCAACGTTTTCGCCCTGCGCCACCAGCCGGACCGTCGCGGTCAGCAGCCCGGACCGCTGCATCTGCCAGGACAGCTGATCGCACCTGCAGCCAGTGTACATCGCGAAATGCGGCACGTCCGGCATCTGTACTTCGATCGACGCACTGGGCAACGTCCACAACCCGGATTGGAACGTGTGCGTCCGAGTAGTTGTTCCGGTCGTTGTCGGCTGACCGAACGCCAATTTGAGCCAAAGGCCGAAGTTCTCGACATCGATCGGCACCACCACGTCGCCGTCCGCGGTGATTGCGTCCTTGATCGGCGCCACCGGATCGCGCCCGTAGCCCAGCAATTCGCTATTCAGCAGCGGCTGTTCTGCGCCAAGCGTTGTACTGGCGAAGGGCATTAGGCGATAGCCCGACGTGGGTGCGGTGCCGTAGTTGGTCTCGAACGCGAACGCCAATTGCGTCCGCGCGCCGTGTTGACGCGCCATCGTGTTCTCCTTCGGTGAGATAATTCAGCCGAGCGGATCGGCCGTGGAATAGTGCAGGATGACCGGGATCACGGCCGCTTTCAGACCGGCGGCACCCTCCACGGCCAGATCGACCGGACGCGGCGCTTCCGCTTCCACCCAGTCACAGAGCCCGCCCAGCGTGCGATTGGCAACAAGCATCGCGCCGATGCTGGCACAGAGCGTGTCGAATGCCGCGTCGCGCGTTGTGCCCTGCACCACCGCCTCGATCTCCGCCCGGTGCCGGTAGTGGTAGCGCAGCGGCGACAGCGTCACCTCCGGCTCGCCCGGATCGCCGTCACGCAGAATCAACAGCCCAGCGACAGGCACGCGCTCCGGCAGCACCTCACCGCGCAGGGCAGTCGCGGGCAGCGTTCCAAGCAGCGCGTGCAGCGCAGACAGAACGGTTTCGCGAGTGGTCGGCATCGCTCACCACGTTCCCGTATCCAGCCGCTCGATCGCGCCGACAATCACCCCTAGCACACTGGCAGGCAACGACGCGTTTTCGTCCCGCGGGTCCGGCACCGTGCCGAGCGAGCGCAACAGATCGCTCGGACGCGCGCCGAACTGCAACGCCAACGAAATCACTACGCACGCGTCGTCCACCAGCCGCTGAATATCGGAACCGCCGCGCAACCCCGAGGCGAACACCTCACGCACCCGACCGTTCGGCGCGTAGCCCGCGGTGATCGCAAACGCGTGGCCGCTCCAGTCGAGGCTGATCGTCACGGCTGGTCTCCGATCCGGCAATCTGTCGCGCGGCACGATTCAGTCCCTCCAGTTGGCCACGATCAGCCCGGGCACGCTGTCAATCGCCCGGTTTGCGTCCCGCGCCAGGTCCAACCGTTTACGTAGCTGGACCTGCGGCACCAGCAAAAACACTGGCACAGTTGTCAATCCACGTCCAGTCCTGGACCGCGACGCCACCGCCAGACCTCGCGTGTTCAACCGCCCCTCCGCCACCAGCAAGCTCGGCCCCGAACGGCGGTAGACAAACCGCAGCCGCAGCCCCGTGCGCCGTTCCCACTCGCCGGGCGTGATCCGCCCGCCACGCAACGATCGACCCGCTGCCGGCGTCGGGATCGCCAGCCAGAACCCGTTCTGCGATCGGATCAGCGGCCCGGTTTCGTGAGCGCCCACGATCACCGGCGCGTTCGACCAGACCAACGCCGCCGCGTTCAGGCTCGGCTCGTTGCCTGGATACGTCCGGCTCCTGATCGTATTGGCCAGCCGACGTCCCAATCCAGCGCCGGTAATCTGCGCCCGCCACGACAGTTTCAGCTGCGTGCCAGCAATCGACACTGCCGCAGTGACAGCGCGCTCGCCAGCCGCAACCACCTCGCGCAATTGCTCCACCAGATCACCGACAACACTGACGCCGATTTTCACGCGGGTTTCAGCTCCGCCGTCCAGTACAGCCGCTGCGCGTCACGCACCGGTTGGCCAATTACCTCGAAAACCACGCCGTCAATTTCCAACGTATCGCCGGGCTCCAGACCGGACACGCTCGAAACGGGCACCAACACCCGTTCACTTGCCACAACCACGCGCCCGTCGCCAAACGAAACAACGGCGTCGGGGTTGCGCCTGATCACGCGCACAGGCAGCACCGGACCGGTTCCGCCTGCGCGCCAGAACGCGCCAATCGCGATATTGCGATCAGCGAACAACGAATTGATCGCTGTCGCGAACGCGCCCATCAGTTGACGCCCGCGCCGTTCAGTCGAACCCGACCGATCGTCTCACCAGCGCCGCCACCAACAGGCGCGACTGCGACACCAATCAGTTTGTTCGACCCGGCCACGTTCGTGGCACGGCTATTGGCAGTGTCCCAGTAAATCAGCTGACCGACCGTCCAGGCCTGGCTCGGCGCCTTTGGCAGATCGAAAACGCCTTCCAGAACGATCACGCCCTCGGCGCCGTTCGCAATATCGCCCTCGGCGACGCCAAACAGACTGCCAACCAGCACGCCCGATCCCGACGTGACGTTCGACGTGGCGGTGATGACGATCCGGTCGCCACGCGCGACGAAGTTCCGCATTGTAGACCTCCAGAATTGCGAATTGATAGACAGTGCTCCGCCGCGCCAATATCAGCGCGGCGAGCAATTGCAGAGTCAGGATCACACGCCGGCGTTGCGGAACAGTCCGCGCCAGTCGATCGCTTTCGCGGCGAAATCGTGCCTCGCCTTGATCTCGATCCCATCCACCTCGAACCCCTGCCGGACCTCGGTGTAGACGCCTTGCTGACCCTCCAGATAGGCGTATTCCACCGTGTCGATCCGCGCCGGATCAGCCGCCAGGAACCACGGATCGGGGCCGGAAGCCGCAATCAGCCGCGCCTCCTCGATCGGCTCAAGTCGGTTCGCGAACGGGTTCACGCCGCTCACCGCTTCCGGCGTAGTGGCCGTGACGTTTTTCCGCGCTTCCACCGACCGCGCGCCGGGCGGCGTGATGATGAACCGCGGCAGCACGCTGATCTGCCGCCCGTCCAGCCCGCGCTGGTTGCCGAAGAGCCTGTACGCCTCCGCCAGCGACGCCTCGGTGATCGCCGCCGCCGTGCCGACGTTCCCGTGCGAGCTGTGGAACAGCGGCTGACCGTCCGCCATCACCGGGTTTCCGGTGAGAATCGAGTAGACGATATCCGACTCGAGGTCGGCCGCTGCCGCGCCGTAGGCCGCCGGCACACGGGTGAACGCATCAAGATCGTCATTCACCAGCACCTGCCGCGTGATGCCAACGATCCGCCCGAACGTCGACAGCGCGTAGACCTCGCGGCCCTCGCCAATCGTACCATACGTGAACTCGCCCGACTCGGGCACCGCCAGCAACGACGGCGCGCCGCCAAGCTGCGTGACCGAAATCGGTTTGAAATCACCGATCGTCCGCTCCCGAGCCCAGGCGGTGAACGTCCGCGGCGTCGACTCATAGGCCTGACGCAGGGTTTTGTTCGCGACGTTCGCCAAAATAGCGGGGAAATCGCTGGTCGAATGCAGCCCGGCGCGGCCGAGAAGCGCCTCCGTCGCGATTTCCATTTTCGACATTCCCCGCGTCGAAATCCCGCGACGTTCCAGCGTGTGCCGCGCCAGCTCGATCAGCGTCAGCCCGCGGAACTCCCGCCCACGATCCGTCAGCGCAAAT